ATTTGTTTATGAACTTCGCCAAACGTTTCCAAATGCAGAGATAATTTATAAGGAAGGTAACCACGAAGAACGTTACTGGCGTTATATGCGCGTTAAAGCACCAGAGTTATTCGACATTGATGCGTTTGATTTCGCTTCGCTTTGTCATTTAGATAAGTACGATATTAAGTGGATTGAGGGAAAGAACAAGATTAACATTGGTGGGTTGTCACTATTTCACGGTCACGAGTTCGGTAAGCAATTCTTACCTTCAGTAAACGTGGCGCGTGGGTTGTTTTTAAAGACCAAAGCGAATGCAATGTGTGGACATCATCATCAAACTGCAGAACATACCGAAAGAGATGTAAACGGAAAGGTCATAACCTGTTGGGGTGTGGGTTGCTTAAGTGAGTTGAGTCCCGATTATAACCCATATTCAAAATACAATCACGGATTTGCAATAATAACCAGAGGCAATGGAAAAGAATTTCACGTTAAAAATTATCGCGTTAATGACGGTCGCATTTATTAGCGGCTTGTGTTGTAATTTTTGGAAAAATTCAGGCAAATCTAATCGGTTACAAATTGTAACCTACTCGGATACTGTTGTTGTATTAAAGGCAACCATTGACACTTTGGAAGTGGAACGGATCAAAACCAAAACGATTTATGAGAAACAAATTGATACTATTTATTTGCTTGATAGCATTGCCATTGATAGCGCATACGCAAAAGCAATCAACAGGCTTCAGGAACTCGAAAGAACTGGATTCTTTAAGCATTGAAAGAAGGCTTGTTGTATTAGGTGTCAAATCACTCGATTACTACGTGAACCTTAATAAGATAAATAACAAGGTCATCAATTCACAACGTGAGATAATAGAATTAAATGATGTTGAATTAGGTCGAAAAGAAGCTCAAATTTCAACTTTAAATGAATCTTTGGACAAAGAGATTAGGTATAAAAAAAAGTGGCGCAAAGCCACTCTTTATTCAATCGGTTTAAATGCTATTTTTTTAGCGACATTATACGTTTTAAGTAGATAGCCATATCAAGTGCCTCTTCATATGCGTGATGTAACCATTCCTTTTCGGAAAGATTAGCCTTGTCGACAGTTGTTCCGTATTTAGCCCTTCCCATTTTCTCGCGTGAGATAAGGTCGGTAATGACTTCTTTGTAGACATCGGACTGGCAGTTGTCGAAATCGTGTGTTATATTCATATTACTTCTAATTTTGGTTGGTTTTCTTTTGCATCTTGAATCAACTTAATCAGTTCGGGTAACATCCAGTATCCATACGTTGCCATTTCATAAGTGAAATCTTCAAGGTGTTTCGTGATGTCGGGAAGTGTCGCTCCATCAGTTTCCCAAAGCGCAGTAATTGTCCTTCCGTGTTCACGTTGAATGGACTCATTAAGTCGTTTCATCAGCATCTTTGTTTGGTGGTTGTAGAACCATTTAATCGGTTCGCATTCATCACTCGCGTAAAGTGTCGCCTGTGTCCACATTAACAGGTTCAGCACCTTAATTTTTTCAAGGTCACTCTTTGATAGTTTGTTGTTCATCATTTTAGTTTTTACCTATCGGGTATAATACTTACTGGTATCATATGTTTTATACCAAATCGGGTGTTGTTTTAAAGTTCATCTTCAATTTGTTCTTTCAAAAGTTCCAAGGCATAACGTGCGCCTTCGATAAACGCGAAGTAACGCGAGTTGTCCATTTGTTCACCGTTGTACATTGCGTAATATTCGGCTTTCATTTTAATCATCTTGTTTAGTTCCATAGGGCAAATATAATTAAGCAAATGCATACTTTCCAAAATTCTTTTTTAATTCATAAAACGAGCGCATCATAATGGCATCCGCGAAATCGGGAGACATTCCAAAACGTTTCTTTAAATCTTCTTTGTTAGTTACTCGCAGTTTTTGGTCGCTATCCAGTTTCTCGCGTCTAATCATTTCGAGTTCTTTTACAATGGTATCCTTGTGTTGTGAGTTAAATGTGATTGAGTTGTTCGTGATTAGTTCGCCAAGTTTAAAGTAGCAATCGGACTTTAAGTTAAGGTAGTTTTCACGAACTGATTTAGATCCGTTCAAAAATCCTTTGCACTTCAGGAAGTCAACCGCACCACCACCGATTCCATCTTCATCCACCAACACATTAGATAATAAAACACCATTGCTTTGCGCCATTTGTCGAATTGTGTCAACTACTTCGTTAATTGGCTTGTGTTTTAACACTACAAATTTATCCGCGTGTAGTCCATCCCATAACACGATGACCGTTCTATCGTCTCCCATCCGCGCAATATCCGCAGTTATGTACTTGGTTGTATTCTTTTGTTGTGGTTCTCTAAAACAACGTAATAAATCATCGTAATGGTAAAGCCTATCTTGTGTTTCATCGTAATCCCAATCACCATCTAAAAGCCTTTTGCGGTCAATCTCTGGTAACATTCGCAAGTTTTCTAAATACACAGGCGAAATATGTGGGTTATCAGTTGGCAAGGCTTGGATAAACTCTCTATCTTGCCTTAAAGTTCCATTACGTTTTGCGTCATAAAACTCATTGTATAACCAACCTTTGTGAGGGTTGCAGGTTAGCAATCCTTTTGGCTTGTCGTTAATCAATTTGTAACGCACACGAGAGGCAAGAATAGCAATACACTTTTCACTTACCTCACCTGCTTCATCTACGAAGTAATCGGTTATCTCTAACGAACCAAATCTTTGGAACTCGGGATCCGATGGCATATCAGCCAAATCCATTAGGATAGTTTGACTTCCATTGAACCAATTTATAACGTGGTCTTGACCATTATAAGTGTAATGTTTACCTGCTACTAATCCATATTGAGCGCATAACTCAAAGAATGTAGCCATTGTACTCAATCGCAACTTCTTTAATTCTGCACGACCAATTAAACCGCGAGTACCTGCGTACTTTAATCGTCTCTTTATTTGCCAATCACAACCGAGAAAACTTTTCCCGCTTCCTGCAGAACCGCCATAAAGCACCTGCCACTTATCAGAGTCAATAGATAAGTGATTCAAGGCTTCTTTTTGTTTATCGTGGAATTGAATCATTAGAAAAGTGAAGTTTGATTTAATAAAGGATTTATTCTTTGATTAAATATCTTTAAATATTCTTTACTCATTTCACTACCAATAAAGTTTCTGTTTGCCCGTAAACAACCTTCGGCAGTAGTTCCACTTCCCATAAAAGGATCATAAATTAAACCTCCTTCAGGACATCCAGATAAAATAGGTTTTTTCAATAATTCATCATTGTACGTTGCGTAATGACTTGATTTATTAGGTTTAGTAGTAATATCCCAAAAATCGCTAACATCTCCGCAATTTTTACCTTTTTCAATATTTTTTAAAATATCATCGGTTTCATATTCAACATATGTCATTTTTATATCCATATTATTGAATTCATCATCCCAATTATCTAAAAAATCTTTTATTGCATTCCAATCTGCAACCGATGGAAATGAAAATCCTTTTTCATCATTTCTAAACCAATGCTCAATAGTTGTTTTAGGGATATCTGTACTTTCGCATAAAACATTCATTTTAACCCTACTTTTTATAAATTTCACGAATTCAATTTGACTGGGTAAATTTGGTCTTTTTTCGATTAAATTTTCACCTCTATTTTTATGCATACCTTGTCTGTGTTTTGATTCTATTTCTTGAGATGAATATTTTGTTGTATAAATAGAATATTGACTTGGTGTATTGTTAGGAATTAAATGTGTTAGATCACCATTGGGATATCCAATTAAATCTCTTTCAATATTTCCTTTATTACCACTAAAAGAGTATTTGTATCTTTCTAAAGATGATTGTTTAACTTTATCTCTTATTGAATCCAAATCAAAATAGTATTTTTCACTTTTTGTCATAAAAAAAATGTATTCGTGTTTCTTTGAAAACCTATCAGTAACACTTTCAGGCATAGCATTTCTTTTTGCCCAAATTATATCATTTCTAATGATCCATCCACGTTCAATACATCCAATAGCAAATCTATGAGGTATGAGCAATAAACATTTATTCAAAGGTTTTTTTACACCACTTTTAAATTTCGTTCCTTTTATATTTGGGTTTTCTTCAGTATGTTTACTTGTGTCTCCACCCTGACCACTAATTCCACCACCATAAGTATCTCCTAAATTTATCCAAACAGTTCCACTTGGTTTTAAAACACGATAAATTTCATCCATCATTTCCCATAAATGCTCAAGATATTCTTGATAAGTTGGTTCTAATCCCCATTGACCTTCATATCCATAATCCCTTAATTGCCAATATGGCGGTGATGTGATAACTGAATCTAAAAATTCGTTTGGCATTTTTTTTAAAGTTTCCAAACAAGGCTCATTATATACTTTATTTATTTCAATCATAACTTTTCAATTATTCGTTGTTGTAAAATATGACTATCCA